CCCTTTTGGAACCTAGTTCCGATAGCACAAAAGCAAGTGCCTTCTACCTTATTGTCCATTCTTCACCCTTTCGGGCTTATCATGAACCTTCGTTCACGTGGTCTTCCTAGTCCGGTTACGCCGAAGCGCGGGCCATGGGCTTTGATACAATCTCATTCCCACAACCGTAATCCCTCCTATTGGAGATGCGGTGAAGCTTACCTTTGTACCTCGGATTTTCATAAATGAAAACCCAAGTTCATAAGATCCTATCCAGGATATGGTGTCTAAGACACGCCTGGCCCGGATACCAAGCGGAGTCAGAGAAATGGCTACATTAGTAATACCATACGTCTCATGACTCGGCCTGTCAGTCCATTGGAACTTTCTTCAGTTGAGTCTTTCTCGCGGCTGCAATCCATGAAATGGAGTCTACAGTCATCGCAGAAAGATCGACTTCCGGTCGTTCCGCATCAGCTAATTTAGCTATAGCACGATCAGGAAGAGTTAGCACTGATTCTACGCTACCAGGGACTTTCGAAGCTTCTTCGAGCTCCTCAAGCGTGATAACGTCAATAGCCTCTAACCCCACATGATCGAGTTTCTTTCTAGCGTGATAAATAGGATAATGCAAATTATCATAAATATCCCACCAGAGAGAATCTAACAAGTCGGTAACCCCGTTGATCTCCTCTGGAGCATCAGCAGGGGCCGTCGACCCGTCAGCTATAAGCTGTAAAATACGGTCTGTTAGTTTGCACAAGTGCAGTTCGGTTGTTTTCGAGTCTTTGAAATATTTTTCTCAACCCGCTCTTATAACCTTGAATTTATGTGCCTTTAAAAAGGGCCACATTAATTTTCAAGCTTGTGTTATAAGAGGTCCCTTATCCACACTAGGCTCTCTACCAGCGAGAACAGCTGACATTATCGAACGTATATAATCCGTTCGTAATGCCTCTGTCACCTGAATGAAAGCATTAGACAATGGCCCAGACATTGATATCAATGCCTGTAACATAGTATTTAACGACACCATTCCAGATCCTCCGAACATAGAAAATACAGCACACAGAGCAGTATTCAACTGCCCTGGAGTGTATTTCTTATGTCTTAGGACATTCCATAGCCACTTCTGACCTGGGCGACCAATACCTTTCTTTAATAAAAAGAAAGCGGTATTAGCACGGCCCATGAAAGAATTGTTCGCTATGAACATTTTCCATGACAGCGCCGATACATCACGTCCATTATGCCCGGTAACCTTAGCAAACTCGAAAGTATTGTTAGAGGCTACGACGGACTTTTTCACATTCACTTCCATTCCCAACTTGGACATAAATTCCAAGTAGAGTTTAGAAACAGAATGATCAAAGATCACTATATCATCGCCCAATAGCTCATAACCGTCCCACCATACTCCTCGTTTTACGAGGTTAGCATCGAAGGCACAACTCTGAACTATTAAGTGATGAGTCAAGGCCAGCATGTTAAAGGAACTGAGCGCTCCCATAGGTTGTCCTACGGCATAACGCACAGAACCAGTATCATACTGTTCTTTTGCAATCTTACGTGAGTACCAGTAATCCCTCTCGATTAACAGATCTCTCCAAGATGAACCGACGTTCTGACCGAATAAGGCCTTAACGACAGACATCTGTAAAGAGATAGGTAATCGATCAGTTGCCGCTGATAAATCGTAACCATACGAAAATCCGGCCTTTTCCGACTTCACAAAGCAACGTTTTACCGCTGCCTGTTGGTCGAAAGTACCATCATTAGGTAATGATCCCAGGATATCTGAGATAGCATCATGCATAGGTTTCAATACGGACTGAGTCCATATATCCACCATAGCAAATACTCTTACTTTACCAGCGGCTTCCTCTTTAAATGAAAGTTGCCCAACTCGCCCTTTCGGAACTTCAGTTTTGACAATATCCATTGTGGATCCCTCGTATTCACCTAGGTAATATTGATTATCACCTAAGTTTTTAAGAGGGGCACCACTATTAACGCCCTTTGATTCTATTCGTCTAAGATCACACAATGCGAGAATCTTCTCGGCCATTGCGCGCATCTGAGACTCCTGTCCTCAAAATTCATCAATTAGTGAAAAGAGGGGTCCGAGCAAGTTCGCTGATCTCAAACAATCAAGATCATGAACAAGCCCTAGCCACGAAACCACGAAATTAGGTGAAGAACTTTCAAACCATAGCACACCTCCACGAGGATCCACTTCTCTCCAAGAATAAGCCTTCTTAAAACTGGAACTTAAGAGTTCAAGTTTAGTAGACGCCTTATTCAGGAAGATAGGTGAACCCTTATAGAGGTCAGTTATCGTAGACATTTTCAATGTCCCAGGAACAGACAATATACGGTAGATACCGTATAAAGTCAACCATCAGCGGATAACCGCTGGTGATCTTCCGGAAAGGATTGCACGTCTGTCTCGCAAGGGAATAAACCCCGGCAAGCCAGATGTGGTCAATCTAGGTAACTGGAGATCCGGCTCAAGCTCACGAAGAGACTTGAACGGATGTCCTGCTATAGCTTTACTTATTGCCAATTGCGATGCTTTCAAATATTTTACAACAAACACCCCTCCGTGATGTTTATTCATCCTTAAGAGGTGTTGCGTAAATAAGTGAAGCTGAGCCAAACGCGAAGTAAACTTTACTAACTCAGGGAAAACGGCACTGATTATTCGGTGACCGAGTCTCTTTGTTAGCACTGGTAACTCTATCGAATTACCTAGTGATACCATAGCTCCTGTTTTGATAGAATCTTTAAATGAACTATAAAGTGAGAAAAACGTTGTTTCTTTCATGTTTATAGACTTTAAAGATGCTTAATCATTTAACGTCAGAGATATGTCGGAGTAAGGAAAGGGTTTGCTCCCAAGACTGGAAATACATCAGTCCTGGGTCGAAGATGCTTACATTCCGGAGCCAGAGATCACTCTCTGCCGGTCTGTATCACCAGCTTCCAAATTTAACCTTAATTCCCCCTACGTGACGATAAGTGATGGCCAACTAGGCAAACTTTATCTCAGTAATCTAGCTAATGGTAAGGGTAAACCCTGCACTAGAAGACCTGGATAAGTAGACTGGATCGGGGTTCACCCTAAGCTGTTACTCCTCACGGAGGCGGCACTTTCAGTCGATTCACCTAGAAGACTATCAAAACGCGAAGCTACTCCGCTGTTCCCTTTCGGGCACGGCAGGTAGCCAAGCGCACTAAAACGTCCCAGAGTTTGATAGGATAGGTTTGAAAAGGTCAAACCTACCCGATCATGTCAAATAGCATTAACATAATCTTGTTTCAAGCTACTCTGGTCTCCACCCAACCCAATTGGTTTGAGACATAAACAAGCTCTTTGAAAAGAGGCTTATGTCCAAACCAGCTATTGGCTGGTAGGTAACTACCACCAGTATAGTTCTCGAGAGAGAATCTACACGGCGTCTGTGCGGTAAATCTACACAGGGAGGCCGAAGACCCTTAAGGAGGGTC